AGCCGCTTGACTTTGCTGCGCTTGCTGCTGCTGCATCCCCTGCAACTGCATTAATTGCTGGTCGTGCGCGGCCTTTGCCTCGTCATATGTGAGCTTCGCTTCCATGTATCCGATTGGATCTTGGTCGAAAAGCTCTTTGGACGGTGGGGTTGGGGCTTGCAGACCACCTTGCTGGGCTTGTTGATACATAGCCAAGACTTGTTGCTGCTGTTGGGCCAATGCTTGAGCCTGCTGCTTGTATTGCTTTTCCAAGGCAGCATTTTCCTGCATTTTTTGATTGATGTAACCCTGACCCGCCGCAGATTGCTTTAACTGATCCAGTGTCCAACGCTCTTCTTTGCCGTTAATTTTAACGGGGATAAGGTTGGTGTCTTCAGCCGCCTCTACTAGGTCGTCGTCATCAATTTGGTCATCTTCGACATATTCTGCGTCTTCTATGTCATCGCCGGATGCCTCGACGTCATCATCGCTCTCTGCAACATCTTCAACTGCTTCGCTCTCAACGTCTTGAGTTGGCGTTTCAGCTGCTTCCACTGCTTCGCTTTGATTTTCTTCACTTGGCTCTGGGGCCAGCATTGCCTCTACGGCATTATCTAGGCTAGTCGCTTCCACGGTGCTAGTTCCTTCGCTTGCGATCTAAAATGACCTCTGCTGCAATCGCAGCGTCGAGTGCGTCACCGATCTTGTTTAACGCACGCAGTATCGCGTGCGCCTCCTCGCGCATCTCTATGTCAGAGGCTGCGCTGTTGGCGAAGATGCGCATTTGCTCTTCGCGAACATCGTCCACGAACGTCTGAAACGCCGTGTCATTCTTTAGCCGCTTTGCGTCATCGGCTTGTATGCGGATGTCAGCGCTCATTGAGGCGTACCCTGAGCCATGCCGCCGATCATGCGAACTTTATCCTGCTCGGCCTTGATGCGCGCCACGTCTACGGCAGTGCCGTATTGGCCATATACCTTGGCTGCGTCCACCATGAGATCCTGAGCCATCTGATCGCGCTTCAGATCATCATCTGCCGCCGCTTTCTGCGCGTCAAGCTGCAGCTTCATCATGTCTGACTGCATCTTGCCCTGCACCTTGATCTGCTCAGCCTGCAGGAATGCGGCGTTTGGATCTTGCGCTTGACCCTGCTGCGCCATCATAGCCTGCTGTTGCTGCTGCATCTGCAGCATCTGCATTTCGATTTCCGGCGTAATCGGCGCGAAGTAGCGGTCTGCATTGCGCACACCTGACAGCGCCAGACTGTCTGCCAGTGTATTGCGAATGTTGGTCAGCGATACCAAGCCGTTCATTGGGCCATATTGCTGGTAAACCATCTGCTGCATCTGCAGCGCCTGTTGCAATGCCATCTGCTTTTCTTCTTCGCGACCAGTTCCAAGCCCGACGTTGATGCTGATGTCCATCGACGTATCCCAGACACGCGGATCTACGGGGATAAACTGCCCGTTCATTCGCATCATCTTCTGCTCGTCCATGTTTTTATTCATCAGGCGCAGCATGACGCCAAACAAGTCGCGCAGACCGTCGGCCAAGTTGCGCACCATCACCTCTGTCTGGCCCGCAGCAGCCTGCACAGACGCCTGAACAGCTGCCTTGGTGGTAGATTGCAATGCGTCAGGGTTAAGCCCCACAGAGGCGCTTGTGACGCCCGTCTTCTGCTCTGTGAGCTGATCCATATATGCCAGCGCAGATAGCGTCTGACCGGCAACAAACGGCACGCTGAGATCCTGCACAGATCCGGCTTGGCGCATCCGCACAAGTGACCCAATCTCGTTATTTAGGACATCGTCTATATTTACTGCGCCGTCCACGATACCAATGCGCGGATTGTTGGTCATCGCCACGTTATCCAAGATGCCACGCAGAATAGACGTCGCGGCGTCCTGATCGTTTTCCACCAGCTCAGAAAGGCTGTGTCCGTACCAGCTGTGTGGCTCTGGGTCGATCTCAAACTTGGCAAACGGGATCTCGTCGCACGGCATAAAGTCTAGCAGCTCATATGATGTGCCGCCGCAGAGAAACTTGTACAGCACCGGCACGCCGGTTCCGTCAACATCCATACGCATATAGGCTTCTGTGATGCCCACAAGCTTCATGGAGGGGTCTAGCTCGTCTTCGTCTGACAAGTCTTCCTCGTAGCCTTGGCGCTCAAGCACCTCTGCGCCAGACATATCGTTTGTGCCGTCAAATGGCGTCAGGTTAGATATGACCTCGAAGTCGAAACCCATCTCGACCAGATCGCCGACGCGCATGTCTGTGCGGTGCGCCACGACATATGCGTCATCGAATGAACGGCAGTCGCGGTTCACGAAAAACTCTTCTGGCGGGATGCTTTCGATACGCAGCTCGCCCTTCATTTCAGTGCGGCTAATCTTGACCGAATGGACAGGAAGCTCGATCTGCATGCCCATCTCGTCCACCTCGATCGACATTTCCATCGTATGCTCGATCACGTCAACGTTATCCTCTTGGATCAGAAACGTGTATTCGTCATCAGACAAGTCGGTGTAGGTGTAGATTTCCGCAACGGGATAATCATGCCAATATGCTTTCACAATGCCCTGCTTCTTCACCATAGCATCTTGGAAGGCGTCGTTTAGCACGCGGTATCCGTTCAAGCGCGTAAACTCATGCTGGATGTAGCTGGTGGCCTGCTCGGCCAGCGCAACGTCTTCTGGCCCCTTCGGGATAAACTCTACCGGCCTCGCGGTGGACATGAAGATCCGCATCAGGCTTGGCTTCACAGAGCGGATCGTGTCGCGCACCTTCGTTGACACAACCTTGCTGCGCCCGTCTTCGTGGCCAATATCAACCTCGCCGTCGTAGTAGCGCTGCGCCTTGATGCGGTCTTCGCTGATCTCGCTTTCAACGAAATCAACGGCCTCGCTGATCGCATTCTGAACAATGCTTTCTATCTCGCGGCGATCTTTTGGTTGTGGTTGCATGTTATTGTTCCTCAGTTCCAGCTACTGCGCCAACGATATAGGGTGCCATTGTCTTTTCTATTCTAGCAAAGTTTTTAGGATTACTTACATCCAGCAAAAGATCCTTCATTATATCAGGGTCTTGCACGGCATCAATTAGCAGCCTTTGCGCCTTTGCATTCGTAATGCTTTCTAAAAACTGCTGAACTCGACCAGACGCAATTTGTGCTGATTGCAAGCTACCGCCAAGGCCGCCACCTAATTGAGCGCCATATCTCGCCGCAAGGATACGTCCGGCGACAGAAGAAATAACATTTGGCTTAAACATCGCCATTGTGTTGCCGGTGGATGATAGAACCCTAGCTTTGTCTAGCTTTTCAAGCTCTTTTGAAATTATACGCAACCTAGACATTTCGCCCTTAGACAGCGCTTGCTGGGCAATGCCGCCTAACACCTCGTCGCTCAATGCCTCGGACAGTCTAGTTCCGCGAAGCTCTGACGTAGCGCCAGCCTCGCCCGCGACCTCAAGCACCCTCGTTGACCTTGATATTAATGCCTTAGATATTGCTCGTTTCACACCATCTAGCGCTGCGCCTGTTTTATCTTTCTTTGCAGACGCAATTAGATTAGCCATCGCTTTGGTTGGGTTTGGCGCAGATATAACCGCGTCTATTGCCCTTTCTGGATTTGATGCAGCAAACTTAGCAGATGTGCTTTCTTTTATAGATTTTGACAATTCAGCGCCGCGATCTGTAACGTCTCTAACCCGTTGTTGGCTGGATATTGATTGCTCAATCTCAGACCTTACGTTGGGGAACTCGTCTAATAAGCGCTTATTCGTCGTTAAAAAGTTTTCTGCTGCTGATCTTGAGAATTGATCGCCAGTAAACACTTTTTCATTAAAAATGTTGCGCAAGTAATTTGCAGTAGCGTTTGTCGCTTCGCCTGTGTCTGGCGCGCTTCTGACGGCGGCAAGAATATCCTGCTGCGCTAAGAAGCCTTTATCCCCACCGGCCCCAATAGTGCTTTGTAGCGTAAGCTCTCTTGGCGTTGCTTCTTCGCCCCGCACGGTTCTTTTTAAAAGCTTACCAGCTGTTCCCTTAGAAAACTTGTCGTGCATCTGGCGGCTAAATGTGCGGGCCTCAACGATTGCTCTGTTCACGTCGGTATCTGGCCGAATGTCATCTAGGCTTGCAAGGATAGAGTCAGCGATCTGGTTGGCTATTCTGGCTTGATCCCTATTCACTTTGTCGCCAGACACTGCATTTCTCGCAGTGTCACGCATAGCTGTGTATAAAGAATTTACTTCTTTTACCCTGTCAGTGCCTTGAGCGGCAGTAGCTTTTAAAAATGAATTTGCTTCTGCCGGAATATTTTTGCGGCCTATTCGGGTTGCCCCCTCAGACAAGGACTGAATGGTTGATCTTATGCCAGACACATCCATCTCAACTTCATCAGGTATCTTATCCCAAAGCATTTTCTGATTTGCTTTGGCAACCTTTTCAGCCCTACGCAGCTCATCGGCAACAATATTGCTGGCCTTAATTGAGTCAGTTTCTGAGGCTGGTATTTTCTTTTGCGCTGATGCTCTCGCGGCAGCGATATAGTTGTCAAGTGTGTCTGAAAACTCAGCTTGGCGTTGGGCTACAAATGCCTGCGCGTCTTCGACCCTGCCTCCAAACTCAAGACCTTCTCTTGCGGTTGTTTCGGCTTCAAACTGGCGCTGTGATATTGCCTCTGCAACTTTTGGGTCTTGCTGCATTGCTGCGCGCTGCAACTCAATAAGCCTTGCTTCGTTTGTTTGCTCGGCAGGCGTCAAGCCAAGCTCAGTATCGCCTGATCTAATTCTTCCAGCGACTTCTATGGCTCTTTCCCTGCCGCCAGCAAGCTCACGAACACGCTCCCCAGCCAAACGTCTAGCGCCTGCTTGCGTAAACGGCGCAACAGCACCGGCAGTGGCTTTTACTCCAGTTCCAAGCAAAGGCGTGGCACTAGCAACAGCCGCTGCGCCACGTCCGGCGGTTCTTAATGCTGGGCCAACTGCTGCGGGGGTAAATCCACCCGCAAGGCCAGCGATTTGCTGAACTGTCTCGCCGTATCCCCTACGCTCTGCTTCTTCTGCGGCAGTAGCAGCAGCGCCACCAGCAGCAAGCTCCGCTGCAAACCCGCTAGTTGTTGCAAGCTGCGGAGATACTGTTCTGGCCACCTGCCCAATAAGGCTTGGCGCGGCCTGCAAAGCCTGCACACCTTTAGCCACAGGAACAGCGGCAGCAGCGGCAGATCCAATCCCCGCCCCAAGGTTTTCCACAAAACCTTCTGCCTCGCCTTCAGCAACTCTAACCCCGCCCGCAGCCATTAAGTTCTTTAAACCAGTTGTCGCGGAGCCTGTGTATTCGTCAAATGGGTTTATAAAGTCAACTAATCCACCAACACCTTCGGCAATGGATTTATTCATCTGTGCGGTGAAACCATCACCCTCTTCGACAGACGCCTGCACCTCTGCCTCGGCTTGCAATGTTTTAGCAAGTCGGGCCATTTTCCTTGCCGACTCCATGTCGCCTTTGTCATGCGCGATCCTCATGGCCTTCAAGGCATTTTCAAATGTTAAGTCTGCCATTATCGAAGCCCATCTTGCTGCAATAGTGAATTCATCAAATCAATTTCAACAGGATCAACTGCGGGGCTTGAAGCTGGGTTTATCTTTGTGGCAAAGGCATTTTGCAGTGACTTGTAATCCCGCAGCAGTGCCTCAAGGGAGGGCAAAGCCTCCATAGCGGCTTTTTGCTGCTGGACTGACGCCCCGCCGCCACCTTGAGCATTTCTCTGAGTGACAGCGTAAGTTTCCTCAAGAAGCCTAACCATTTCCTGAGACTTTTGGTAAGCACGATCTGGGCCAGTTGTCAGCTCATTAGCTGAAATGGTAAACCTGTCCCTTATCTCTTCTCTTGTAAAGTTTGATGGTTTTCCTGCAACATCTAAACCGGCAAGTAAAATTGTTCTGCCTTGCAAGTTTTCAAGCGCTGATGACACTTCGCCAGCTTCTTTATACGCTTGACCAGCACCAATCGCGTCACCGACCACATTGATTACATTTTTAGTCCAACCACCAAGCCCAAGTGCCTCAGATGGATCAAGCCCCTCAAACTGACCTTCGGGAGCAGCGTCAACATCCTCTGCCTCTGCGGCAACAGATTGAGGCACGCTTGGGGCAATGACATTGCCTGTGCCTTTATCTATTAGCCGCACTTGGCCTGTTATCGGGTCTTGGCTAGTGGTCAATCTCCCATCCGCTATTGCTATGGCAGTCGCTCGATTAAGACCAGTCTCCATTAGCCTTTGAATTTTATTTTCAGCAGCAGAAACTTTAGTGGGTTTTGCCGACAATAACTGTTTTTCCAAACCAAACTTATAATCTGCCAATTCCTTCTGCCGCTCAAACGCACGACGCTCACCAGCTTCTGCAAATAGCTGCGATGCCGCTTGCTTCGGATCTAGCGTTCCTGCTTTTACCATGTCGGCAAGATCAGTCCGGCCAGCTTTCTCAAGCATATTTACCGTGCGGTTGCCTTTAATCTTGTCTGCGCGCCTTAGCTGCGCCGCCTGCAAGACTTGCGGCAAGTTTTGGTCAGGGTTGATCGACATACTGTTTAACCACCCAGCAAACGCGCCTGCCATATCCTTGCGCCGCGCTGACTTTTCCTGACCTGTGAAGTCTTCTTCGGTAAAGCTAAGGTTTTGATTTATCATGTCAATTCTTCCTTTACGACATTCCGTAAGCCGTTGCCCCTAAGCGCAAATAGTCGAAAAGGCCGGGCTGTTTGGTTTGCGTTGTTGTTTGAGGCGTTGGCGTCTGACCAAGCGCCGCCAATGGCGCTGCAAGCGCGGCCTGCGGCGCGCCGGTGTAGCCAGCATATTGCGCCTTGGCCGCGTCGATGAGCGACTGCTGCAACATCTGCTGCAGTAGACCCTGCTGCATCTGCTGCTGCTGGATCGCCTGCCCTGTGCCGAATGCCTGCTGGCCAAGCCCCGCAAGCTGCTGAGCTGCACCCAAACGCGTTCCCATTGCAGCCTGCTGCGCCGCCAAGTTTTGCGCCTGAGCTGATGCCTGCTGCTGCGCCGCGAATTGCGACGCCGCCGTCTGAGCGCCAACATCCTGACCGGCGAGGCCAAGTGCAGTCTGGTAGCCCTGCTGGCGCAGCCTTGACGCGGCGTCTAGCGCCTGCTGCCCGTAGCCAAGCCGCGTCTCTGCCTCGGCAATGCCTTGCCGTGAGCCGCCGAACGCGCCTGCACGCTGCGCCTGCGCGCCTTGCAGATTTAGCGCCTGCTCCTGCGCGGTGCCAATGTCACGCATCGTCTGCTGCACAACTTGGCTCTCATACGGGTTGGTGTATGGCGCGAGGCTTGTGCCTGCGATCTGCGATGGCCGGTAGGCGGTCGGGCGTATGCCCATCGGCGTGAAGCCCAGACCCTGCTGCGTCGCGCCCATTGCCTGCTGCAATGCGCCTGCCGCTGCCTGATTTACGTTAAACTGGCCCTGCGGCGCGAGCGGCGCGTATTGCGCTTGGCTTGGCTGCGGCATGGGGCGTGGCTGCTGGCCGAATATGCCCCCCTTGAGGCCGCCAGATGGCATTGGCAAGCCTTGGTTTGGCAAGTTTGGATTTGGCCGCATCATGGGCGCGCCGCTTGACGGCAGCACTATAGGCTGCTGCGGGCCAAGAGTGCCAAGCCCCGTGTCAATCGGGCCGGTAGCGACGCTAACATTGCCCCCCATGTTTACATCGCCGGACGACATGCCGTTTGGCATTACAATGCTTGGCCCGCCGAGCGCCGCCTGTGGCCCCATCTGCGTCGGCCCGCGATAGCCGCCCATCGCCTGCGCTGCTGGCATTGCGACCTGACCGCCGCCCTTTGCACCTTGTCCAGCCATCTTATGCTTCTCCTCGTATTGCGCGGGGCTTGAGCATGCCGCACACGCGGCTAAACGGCTCGCCAATCGCCATAATCATCTTGCCGACCACATTCGGCTTGTACTTCTCTGGGCGCTGCTTGTGCGCCATCTCTGCCGCCCACGCCTTAACAATGGGCCACATAACTGCGCGAGCGACTTTGGCCCCGCGTGTATCCTTCTGTATATACTCAGCCAACGGAGCAGCCCACGCGTGATAGCCTTCCATAAGCTCAGGATCATTGCGGTGCAGCCACACGCCGTAACGTTGATCCAATCGCCAGATTTCGCGCGGCAGGTAGCCAAGATTGTAATATGCGCAGCATAGGATCTTCTCCACACCGCCGCCGCCTGCCGAGCCGCCTTCTACATCCTTGCCGCCCTTGAAAGTGTATGAGCCATCGCCGTTTGGCGTCATGGCATATATATTTGATCCGGTAGCGGGGTCTTTGCCAACGATGGGGGCGGTGTCAACGCCGATAATCGGCCTTCCAGCGCCACCAAACGGATCAAGCCCCATGTTTGCCTCGGCAGCTATTTGCGCTGGGCTTGGGGCAACCGAAATCGTCGGCTGTGAGGCGGTGTCAGCGCCAGTGATCGGCCTTCCAGCGCCGCCAAACGGGTCAAGCCCCATATTTGCCTCAGCAGCTATTTGCGCGGCGCTTGGGCCATCTGGGTCATTAAACCCAGCGGCACCGCCCGCAAACATCGGATCGTCTATGCTTACGGGAGACATGCCCGCCGCAGCCATGATCTTATCATCTGTTGACGGCAGAATACCAAGCTCCTCGCCAGCGGCACCGATAAAGCCGCCTTTCGCCAAGAAGTCTCCAATATTCCCCGCAACGCTTTCGGGGGTGCCGACTATGACATTGCCCTGCGCGTCAATCGGGAAGCCAGCCGCGTTAATCTTGCCCTGTTGGAACATAATTTCGTCAGCGGTCTGCCAGTTATCAGATCCACGGCCCATGCGGGTCGCGTGGAACTGCATGGCGTTATCTCTGTCTGACGGCGATGCGTTGGGGTTCATCGTCATCGGGCCGGAATATTCGCCGGATTCTGCTCTTGCGACGGCCAGCTGGTTTTGCCGATCACGCTCACGCTCCTGCGCACCTGTCATATATTGGCCATAGTCAACGGGCTGCTGGACGCGTGATCCGACTTGGCCGGTCACGGGATCAATGAAGAAGCTGTCGATAAACTCTTTCTGCGCTGGTCGTCTCGCCGCAAGCTCGGCAACAGATTGCTCGTACATTGGCGCGGCGCTGTAGCCAGACACGCCGCCCGCATATTGCGTTGGCGGGGCCATGCCGCCCATGACGTCTGCCTGAGACATCTGCGGCCCCAAGCCAAACGCGGATGCAACGTCAGCGGTCTGCTGGAAGCCCGCCTGCTGGAACGGCGTAAACGCGGCAACATCTGGCCCGTAATATGGAACGTATCCAATCTGGCTGATGCCTTCGGCCTTTGCCAAATTACGGCGCGCCGCCTCTTCAATGTATTCTGGGATCGTAACTGATGACGTTGTTGACCCGCCCTTGCCGCCTGACATTATTCAAACTCCTTCACATATGAGGCGTGCAGTGGCGTCCAGCCATGCGCCTTCAGTGGTTTCTTCCAGCCAAACCGGCCCGTCATGGTCAATGCAGAGCATCCTTGCGCTTTTGCCCATGCTATCACATCTTCATGCATTTCTAAAATCTGATCCAACTCGCCGCCGCCAAGAAACACGTTTAAAACTTTCTTCTTCGGATATACCACTATTTCGGTCACTATGCACCCCCTCGGCGTGGGCCAAAGCTGCATCGTTCCCTTGTATATACCTTCGGCCACGTCGATGAAGTCATGCGTGCCGCCGGAATACTCCAAGGCAGACTCAATCCAGTCGCGGCATCTCTCAAGCTCTTTATCCATGAAGCCTCGTAATTGCTAAAGTTGACGCGGGTATTGCTGGCACCGGCGAAGACGCTGCGGTGTAATTGAGGAAGCCACTTGTGCTGTCGATCATGTAATTCACTTCCAAGTAGTCATTCGCCGCAAGCGTGAATATCTGCGTGCGCGACGTGACCAGCGTGGCGTTATTCTGGTGCAGCGCAGTGGTCATGCCGCTGTTTGCCACGTTGGTGCCGTTGACGCTTGGCCAGAAATAGAAGTGAACAGTGCTGGCTGACGTTGATGATATTTGCGCCGAGAACGATACAACATATTGGCCCGCCTCCTCGAACACAATGCGCGACGCTGGCGTGCCTTGCGTGATGCCGTCATTGCCGCTGGGCGCGTCATATGTGAGCTTGTACGCCGTGTTGGCGGCAACAGGCGTGACGTCTGACGTCAGCATGAAATCTGCGTGGCCGTCTTCCAGCACAACTTGCCGCCACTCGCCGTTTTTGCTGACAACGGGATACAAGTTTATGCGATCCCACATCAGCACGCCATCTTCTGCCGCGCTCTCGTCGCCCGTCTGCTGCACAAGCGGTGATCGCGTCTGGCCAAGATACAGCATCATGCGCCGCGCCCATGACTTCCAGTCATCGCCCTGCGGCTCTGGTGCGCGGTACTGCTGCGTCATCTACGGCCACCCGCAACAGCGTCAAGCCGGTTTATGCCAACCCGCCAGTCGGCAAGCCGTGCGCCGTCAACGCGCATACGCACCTGACGGCCCGTGAAGCGCATGCTGGTGGGGTTTGACATGCTAAACGGCCCGTATGACCTCTCGGTGCCGTTGGGATAGAAACGCGTCTTAAACGTGGCGCTGACATCGCCCTGCGTTTTCTCGTCGGGGATCATCTCCGTCACGCTGACAACGTTATCGCCAGAGCCAAGCATGATGGGGCCAGTTTCCGCAAACGGCGTCAGGCCGCCATACTCAAACCCGATCTCATGCTCGTATATCTTATTGTCAGACGGGTCGGCCATCATCGGCTGACGGAACGTGCCTGCGTCTGTTCCCGCCGTACGCGATAGCGTACCGATCGACCACGTATTTTCAACGTAATTATATGCCACGTAGCGGTTGTTTTCTGTGGAATCGCTCGACGGGTAGAACCACCACACCTCCCCGTATTGGCCGTTTGACATGGCAAACGCCTTGCTGATCTGCGCGCGGTTGATGTCGTTAAACACGTAGTCGGACACGTCGCTCTGGATCTCCTGCACGCCGCCGCCTGTGTAGGCGTAGAACGCATGCACGCCCATCCAGAAGCAGCCGACGTCCACGTTGGCGTATGCAAGCTTTGCAGCCAACCCGCAGGAAGAGCCGACGCGCTCAATGCCGTAGACGTATGGCGGGCCAATGTAGTTGGCGACATGCGCGTCACGCGTCGTCAGAATAAGCGTCTGGCCGCGCACGGAAACGCCCGCCATAATCTCGCCTTCGGTTTGCAGCTCAAGGTCGCCAGCCTCGTTTGTCGCGGCAGGCGTCCACGTCGTATTGTCTTCTCGGTCAGACCACTGCACAAGGCGCGGGTTGCCGCCAGCGCCAAGGCAGAATAGGAAGCGCTCAGCCGTGACGACGATGCTCTTATTATCGACAGGCGCGTTGGCGACTTGCGCGGCGACCGCGCCGGTGTTTAGCTGCCACTCGTAAACCTTGC